ATCACGCTGGTTGAGCTGGTCGCGTACTGGCGGATGACCGGAATACCGAACACGCCGACGACAGCGCGGCTGCGGTACAGCCTCAACAGTGGCTCAACGTGGACGACCCTCGCGGAGCGCGCCGCCGCCTTCAACGTGCTCTCCGCAGGCGAGAAGTTCAACATCACTGCGGCGGTCGGCGGCGACTGGAGCAAGATCGACGGGCTGCTGGTGTCGAGTCCGTCGCACATCGGGCTCGCGCAGACCGGCGTGGAAATCGCGATCGACGCGGTAGTCCTTGAGGTCACTGCGTCGGCGACGGACACGCTCTAAAGGAGAGAGACATGGCAGCCATCCACCAGCAGGGCAGGGGCATCCTGCGCAACGCCCTCAAGGGCGCCGCCGGGAACGCGATCACGCACGTCGGGGTCGCGACGGACGCGACGGTGTTCGCGGACTCGCAGACGGCGCTCGACCCAGCGAACGGCGGCGCGGCGAACTTCCTCATCAAGTCGGCGACGGCGACCGACGCCGACTCTGGCTCCACGGTCCAGACCGACTTTACGATGACGATCAACGGCGACACGGAGTTCACCGGGAAGGACATCAAGACGATCGGGCTTCAGAAGGGCACCGCTCGGACGGACAACATCAGCCGGTCGCTGCGGTCGTCGGTCATCGGCGTGCAGGCGGGCGACATCCTCACCATCGGCGTTCGCCTCCAGGTGCTCGACTCGTCGCCGTAGGCCATGACGCTCCTGCTGCTGTTCGGGGAAGGCGCGAGCAAGGCTAAGCCGCCGGCCGCGCCCGACAGCAGCGGCAACGCACTCGGACTGCTAGTCCGCCGGCCGCCCTTCCTCGATGAGCTGATGGAGTGGATCCGGCTCCTCCCCGCGCCTCCGACCGTGGATGAGCTGGCCGCGCTTGGCCTCACCGATGACGAAATCGACGCCGTGATCGCGGCGTCGCTCGCCTGGTTCACCGATTAGTTCCACCCCCGCCGCAGGAGGCGACACATGAGGGACATCGCGCTCGCCCCTGAGCGACGGCAGATTACCACGGCTCCGCTCGACCTCGATGAGGTACGAGACTCGCGAGCCGGCGAAGGACAGTGGGATTTCGTCGGCCACGCGGCCGTCTTCAACCAGTGGACCACGCTGCTGCGCTTCCACGACGGCACGGTCCTTCGCGAGCGGATCGCTCCGGCGTTCTTCGATGACGTGCTGTCGCGAGATCCCGACGTGCATTTCGTGTGGGATCACGACACGCGCTGGACACTCGCGCGGACCCGCTCAAAGACGCTGGAGCTCGGGACAAACGCCCGGGGCCTGCGGACCTGGGCGCGCGTCGCGCCGACCACGTACGCGGCGGATCTCCGCGTGCTCATGGAGCGCGGCGACATCGACCAGATGTCGTTCATGTTCACCGTCGCGGCCGACACGTGGGAGGTCGATGAGGAGGAGAACATCTCCCGGACCCTCGTGGCCTGCGACGAGCTGTACGACGTGACGGTCTGCGCCCGCGGGGCCTACCCGCAGACCGACGCGCAGATCGCCGGCCGGGCGCTCGCTCACGCCCCCGACGACATCACCGAACTTCTCGCCCGTCGCATCCCCGGATGGCCGGGCAAGGAAACCCCCGACGAGGCTCCGGCCATCGGGAAGCCCGACGAGGCTCCGGCCATCGGGGCTGACAAGCAGCGGTCCAAGTTGGCCGCTCGCGTGCGAGCCGAACTCGACCTCGCACGCGCGAAGACACCGAAGGAGTAGCCCTTGAATATCAAGGTGCTGGAGCAGCGCGTCCGCTCCGCTTTCGACGCGATGGAGGCCGCCGCTCAGGCGATTGCCGACGCCGCTGACGACGCGGACCTCGACGAGCTTCGCTCCGGTTTCGACACGGCGCAGGCCACGCACAAGCAGGCCGTCGCCGATCTGGCCCGCGCGAAGGAGATCGAGGAGGCCCGCAAGGGGCTCCCCGTCACCCCGCAGCCCGACTCGCCCAGCGCGTCGGTCAAGCGCGAGCCGCTGACGTACGACCGCCACAACATGCGGGACTCGTGGCTCCTCGACCTCGCTCGCGTCCAGTTCGGCCGCGGAGACGTCGACGGCGCGAAGGCCCGCCTCGCCCGCCATGAGCAGGAGATCGGCGGGGAGATCGAGAAGCGCGAGAAGGCGGCCGAGGCCGCTTCCGCTCGCGCGCTGGACGAGATGCTGGCGGGGCTCCCCGACCCCATCGCCCGTGCCCTCGCCGGCAACATGGTGCAGAAGCGCGACATGTCGCGCGTGGACGGATCGGGCGGCCACTTCGTCCCGCCGCTGCACCTGCTCGAGGAGTACGCCGCCTTCCCGCGGACCAAGCGTCCGTTCGTGGAGTCGGTGCGGGGCATCCCGCTCCCGACCGGGACGGACAGCATCTCCATCCCGCGCATCACCACGGGCGCCCGCACGGACGTCCAGACGGGCGACAACAACCCGGTGACCGAGCAGGATCTGGCCGACAACGTGGTCAACGCCCCCGTGCGGACCATCGCCGGCCAGGTCGATCTCGCTCTCCAGCTCCTCGACCAGTCCCCGCTCGCCTTCGACCAGATCGTCTTCGAGGATCTGGTCGCGGACTACTACGAGCGGTGCGAGGATCAGGTCATCAACGGCTCGGGCGCCGCCGGTCAGGTGCTCGGTATCCGCAACGTCGCCGGCATCACGACGGTGACGTACACGGACGCCTCCCCGACCGTGCCGGAGCTGTACAAGAAGGTCGCCGAGGCGCTGTCGCAGTCGGAGACGGCCCGCAAGGCGCCCGTCACCGCCGGCTGGATCGCCCCCCGCCGGTTCTGGTGGGCGGCATCGGCGCTCGACGCGAGCAATCGCCCGTTCGTCGTCCCGACGATCCAGGGTCCGACGAACGCCGCCGGCATCGTCTCGCTCGGCGGCGACTCGGTGGAGGATCAGGCGCTGAACATGCTCGCCATGTTCAAGAAGACGCACGCGATCCCCACCAACCTCGGCGCCGGCACGAACGAGGACGTGGCGATCCTCACCCGCCCGCAGGATCACCTCTTCTTCGAGGGGACGATCCGGGCGCGGGCGATGCAGGAGGTCGGCAGCGGCACGCTGACCGCCCGCCTGCAGGTGTACAGCTACGTGGCCTTCACCGCGGGGCGCTTCCCGGCGTCTACGACGGTGATCTCGGGCACGGGCCTTAGCACCCCGTCGTTCGCCTAGCGCGAGCGGCATCTGACGCGGGTTCAGACGCGGGGGCCGTCCTTTGGGGCGGCCCCGTGCGCCTGCCTCCGCGCAGGGCACCCACGACACAGGAGGAGCATCCGGTGGCGAAGGACGAGAAGAACGAGGACAAGCCGTCGCGGTTCTTCAGCGACGCGCATCGCAAGTCGTACATCGCGGCGCTCGTCCGTGAGCGCGAGCAGTACGAGCAGCGGGCCGAGGCGGCGAAGGCTGCGGAGGACGCCGAGGCCGTCGAGAAGTGGCAGGGCCGCGTCGAACAGGTCGCCGCGGAGCTGAAGGCCGCCGCCGGCAAGGCCGGTCGGGGCCGCGGCGCCGAGCAGCGGTAGCCGGAGGCGCGCGTGGCGGCCATCGACCTCACAAACGTCGCGGCCGTGCGCGCGTTCACGCAGACGCCCGAGGAGGACGTCGAGCAGGACGCCGTGACGGCCACGCTCATCACCGCGGCGTCGCGCGCCATCATGGCGTTCACGGAGCGGGAGTTCGCCCCCGCCACGGTCGGCACGGCGCGGGAGTTCCTGTATTCCGGCGGCGGCTTCTTGAGCCTCACGCCGCACGACTTGCGGACGCTCACGTCCGTCGAAGGATCTGCCGACGACGGGGCCTCATGGGAGGCGATCGACGCCTTCCGCGTCGTGCGGTTCCCGCGCCCCGCCCCTCACGGCGTGTTCACCGGCCTGCGCCTGTCGGGCGTCACCTGGCCGCTGCTGCGCGTCACTGGGGATTGGGGATTCGCCGCCGTCCCGGAAGACGTCGCGCAGGCGTGCGCGCTCACCGTGGCGATCTGGCTGCGCCGGGACGTGTCGGCGTTCTCGACCACGTTCAACGTGGACACGCAGTCGCTCGAGCGGCCGGAGTCGCTGCCCTCGGCGGTGCGCGGCCTGCTCTCCCCGTACAAGCGGATGGCGTAGTGGCGCGGCGACCTGTTGGACAGCGCGCATCGGATGCGTTTGCGCTGGGCGCCGCGCGGGTTCGCGGGGGCGGCGGGCAAACGATCGCCATCCGCATCACCGTTGACGCAGAAGACCACAAGGAGGCGCTGCGCCGCGCGCGACGGGAAGTCGGTCGGCAGACCAAGGGATCGCTTCAGCGCGTTGGCGATCGTGTCGTTCTGCCGGTCGCTAGGCGTCGCGTGCGCGAGCATGTGCCCGAGAAGGCAGCGGCGGCGATTGTCGTGCGCGCCACCACTCGTGAGGCGCGGCTAACCACGAAAGGGCCGCTTTTGCTCGGGCGGATCGTCGGGCTACAGGAGTTCGGTGGCGTGGTCAGCGTACGGCTGGTGGCGAAGGGTGCGACGCGCACCGCCAGCGGTCGACGGAGGCGTGGCGCGAAGGCGATGCGCACTCCGTGGGGGCCGCGCGCTGTCGTCGCCGGCCCGCGCCGCTACAAGGCCCGCATGGGGATGACCAAAGCCGTTCAACAGACGCTGCGTCGGTATGAACGGGAGGTTGCCCGCGAGGTTGAGGACGTGCTGACGAGGGAGATCCGCTGATGGCCTCCACGGTCGTGACACCGATCGCCGACAAGCTCAAGGCGACGATGGAAGGACTGACGCTCGCGCCGGCCTTGAAGGTCTACCGCTGG